CTTACGACGAGTGGTTTTAACAGGGTTGAACAAGAAGCTATGAAACAGAAGTACTATGTCGGTGTGGATTTTGTTCATTGTGTGTTGGACACACTAGAATTTATCTACACCCGCGGTGTTCAATGTGTAAAGTTGGGTCGAATCGATCCTCTTTTCCATGAGGAAGTTGTCTATAAGGAGTGGGCTATGAATGTCTACACACTAAGGCAACAGTCTCAGCATTTGGGCAATCCTGAACCTCAAGGTTTTGAGATGCACAAGTATTTGTCAGATGTTAATGATTGCGTCGAAAAGGGTGCGATCATATTGAAATCATTGGACAAATCTGACAAGGTGTCAGTCTCTGTTGTGTCGAAACTCCTTTGTGAGGCACAGTGCCTCAAGGCCAACGCGATTTCGCGTAAGGAGGCTCAAAAGAGTAGAGTGGCGCCTTTTGCGATCGCTTTGCACGGGAGCTCCAGTATCGCGAAGAGTACTTTGACTCGACTTTTAATCAGTTACTTTGGTAGCTTACACAACCTTCCAGTCGAGGACGAGTACATCTATACGCGTAATGCAGCGGATGAATTTTGGGTTAACTTCAACTCAGTCCAATGGTGTGTTATTATGGACGATATAGCTTACCTTAAGCCAGATAAGTCCCCAGGACCTGATAAGACTCTAACTGAGATTATTCAGGTTATCAACAGCACAGCTATGGTGCCTACCCAGGCAGCTCTTGAGGATAAAGGCAAGACTCCTATGCGAGCAAAACTCGTCGTAGCTACTACCAACACCAAGGATCTCAATGCGAGTTCATACTTCTCCTGCCCTTTGGCAGTACAAAGGAGGTTGCCTTACGTAATCTCTGTCGTACCGAAGAAGGAGTACTTGCTTAATGCTACCATGATTGACGGTAAGAAATTGCCTGACATTAATGATGGGGAGTATCCTGATTTCTGGGAGTTCGAAGTCTATTTAGTGGAGCCACATGCCTTGAATCAGAAGAATGGCATTGAGTACGCCAGTCACAAATTAGTTCATAAGTTCACTGATGTGAATGATATGCTTGCGTGGTTTGGGAGAACTAGTGTCTCGTACTTTGCCATACAGAACCGAGAACAAAGGTGCAATGAGCAGATGAAGAAAATCAAAGTCTGCAAGACATGTTACCATTCGGAAGCCATTTGTAATTGCACAATTAGCATCCAAGATGGAGATGAGCCCGATGTTGCTGACATACAGGCTTCGTGGTCTATGCGCAAATATCAAGAATTGAGGGAATCGATTGAGAATCTTGGAGAGAAACTCGATTGTCGACAATCGATAATTGATTACTGTAAAGACAGCTTCGTGATATCCTTGATTTGGGTTTATTTCACTAGTCCAGTATTTTTCCGCTGGATGTTTGGACTTTTCCTGAGTAAGATGATAGATAGGATGTTCTTACCCACTTCGAGAGTCGGGATCTACTATGCTAAAATGTGTGGTAGGTGCCAACAATGCCGTTTAGGGGGTTTGCGTCTCGAAGTGATCACGAGTACAGTTGCCGCTTTGTTAGCCATGGGAGCTTTGTTTTCATTGTTCAGGAACATGCGACGCGAGATTGATGTCGTTCAAGGAGCTAGTCTCTCTCGCGAAGAGGAGATTGGTTCAGCACCTCAGAAGGATGAGAAGGAGATCCCCAATGTTTGGTACAAAGAGGATTACAAACTCA